CCGCCTGTGATTCAGCCACAGCAATTCCATGATGCTCCTGCAAACGAACCAGCAGAACACAAAGAACACAATGGTAAAATCATTGTGATTCACAGCAAAGATGTTTCTTCCGAAGAACGCAAGATATTCCAGTTTTGGGGAAAGGTCCTTGTGTGGGACTCCCGTTATATCAATCTTCCCTTGGAAAAACTCCCTTACTTTGATTACCTCTTCATTGATATGCGATTAAAAGATGCACGTTATGCTCTTGGTGCTATTAATCTTTCATCCTATAGCACTGTCGCCTATGTACCATGGTATCATAAAGATGAGAAATTCATAGACCAACTCGCTGCAATGGCTCTTACTTCTTTCCCACTACGGGCAATCTCCAAAGAAGACTTTGACCGCCAACTACTCAATGAGAAAGTTCGTTCTCCATCCATTGCCCGTAGTTTTTTATCTATGTTTCTACCTTGTCTGTCAGCATAGTCAAATGGGTAGGAAATACAATTAAAGACTATGTCAAAAGTATTATTCTTACAGAAATACTTAGTGCTTTAAAAATCACTCTACCACCAATGGTGGTATCTGCGATTCTTTTTATCTAATCAAACGTCAAAACAAACAGCCCTGTTTCAATTACCAGTTTCTTCAATGGCTCTATCTTCTTTTTTGGCTTCTTCGGAGTCTTCTTACTCTTAGAAATCTTTGGTGGTTGCGTAGGTACTAAAGGTTCATCCATACTATTATTAGATTCGTTTTGATTTCTAATCAGACTACCACATAGTATGGATGAACTTGCCGATATAGTTAGTGCTGTTATTATTGGCTCATATACAGTTTATGTTATGCTTTCGCTTTTTTAGAATGCACTATGGACTCTTCCACCTCTACGCAATGTTTGCGGAGATGGTTGTTTTGATGCTATTTTATAAGCATCATCCCAGGTGTAAGCATTACGATGTCCTGTAGCAGCCCTCCAATCCGATAATCTTTTATATTTTATTTCCATTTGCCATTTCCATTCACCAAATGATGGAAATGGTGGTGCTGATACGGCTGCCTCTGCTGATTTTCCTGGAAAGTACGATGATGCCTCAGATAGTGTTTCGTCTTCTTCTTCTACACTTGGAAGATATCGCTCTTCTTCCATACCCATGCTACTTGCTCCATCAACGTTTGCTCCAATTGATGAACCCTGTGTATTCATAAATCCAGTTGTCGGCTGACTATCAATACCACGTGATGATGGGCGAAGATTCAAATCATCAATACGTGGTTTCTCTCCTTGAAATGATGCAAGTTGTTTCATATATAATGCTGCACTTTCTTTCGCTCTTGCTAAAAAATCCATATCCCGTCGTGCGGCTGCCAAACCAGCATCAGGTGTTTCCTCTGCTTTGTTATTCTGAACCATACGTTTGCTTGGAGTTGTATCTGTCTTAATACCGGCTGGATTCACTTCAATAGGAATATCATCATGCTTATTACGATTACGACTATAGTACGCATCCGCTGAACCGATAAAGTCCATTCGTGATAAAGGTGCTGCGACTGGTGGAGCAGACATATAAGTCATGCTTTGCAGTGGTCGTGGAAGACCTCCGCCAAATACACTACCTTGACTAACAAGTCGTTTGGCTTCACCTGGATTATTCTTAGCGACAGGAACATTACCCTTACGAAGCATTACAGAGTCGCCAATCTTCACATTAACCTTGACGTTCTGAGATATTCTATCACTCTTCGCTTTCTTCGCCTTCTTCACCTTTCCGCCTTTCTTGTATTCCTTGGGAGCATCCGCCCACGCTGGTCGTAAAAAAACTTCTCCACCCATGTGTTCTATACAGATAGAATATTATTATTTGGCTCTGTATTCAATGGGGTCAAACCGCTTATAATAGGTCGTTGGTTGTGCGTAAGAATTAATATGTAAAAAACTGTACGGTTCTGCCGTAGCGAACTCATAAAGTTTTCTTATCTTCTCCTCATTACCAATCTCCGAACAGAATGACTTAATCTCCTGTTCGTTCTCATTATGAAAGAGCGTAATACAATCTAAGTTTGACCGGATAATAGTTGGAAAAGAACGCCACTTCTGCAGAAGAAAAAAGCAACTCAGTTTCAAATGGCGATTCTGAGACGCTAAGCGATTAATAAGTGATGCTCTCTTAGAACGGATTTGATGAATACAGTCATCCAACACAACAAGGAACTGTGGTTCGCCTTTTTTCTTCTTACGCTCATGACGCTCTCGGAAGGCATCGCACTTCGCAATAAGGTCTTCCAGGATGTCATTATTCAAATCATCATACACCTGGTCTGGGCCAATATCTTCCAGCAACGGCGTTAGTTTTGGGTCAGCACCTGCAGTAGGACTAATCCAAAATATCATATCGTATAGACGATAGAGCGGGGATTCTTTTCTTTGAAGTACATTGAGAACAACCGTAGTCTTAGAACAGCCCTTCTTACCTACCAACGCCCATAAAAATGGCTTCGTAGGTAATGGACCTGGCCTTGTAGCCTTTTGGTTGTCATATGGGGCTAAAGCACGGGTCAAATCAGTAGCCATCCTTTATAAAGCGTTAGATTTAAAATCTTGCGTATGATACAACACCACCTCGGTTATAAATAATCTCCTCTGCTACGTTCCCCACATCTCGGGCTACATCTGTAATCTTTATTGCTGCTTCCTTTGTAATTTCAGGCAGTTCCTTAATAAGTTTATCAATATCCTGTTTAATCCACTTGCGACCCTCTGCATCAAGAAGACCATTAGCACTTACCATATTAGCGACCCAATCTTGGCAGTTTGAACGAAAGGCATCATAGGTATAGAACTTTTCACCCATCTGCCTACGACCCTTCTCTAAGAACTCAGCAATCGTATATTTATTGGCTTCAATGGGAATCGCATACATTTCTGACCCTTTCTGCTTTGTATAACTCGCATCCACTCGTCCCTCCAACTTATCCAGTTTCTCCAAAACGATATTTCCATTAACTACCAGTCCGGTATGATAGACTTCATCCACCCCTGCCCGTCTCTTGAACTCATCCCATTTCCCCGCCGTAAGCAACTGCATAGCCAATACACCAGGTTTTGCTACTGGTGTTCGGACCATGGAAAGGCTCTGAATCTTATCCCGACCATGAGCCTTAATGAACTGCCGAAATCGCTTCGGAAGATGCTCGTTGCTTGTTAATGCACTCCATAGGTTTGTAATCTTACTCATAAAGCCCTCCTCATCGGCTTCCTCTTGTAGCGTTGCTGTCCCTCCCAGTTTCATTACTGCTGGTCGTACTGGCTGTAGAAGTGATTTACCAACATCTTGCGGTCTTCCATACTTGTTGGGCTTTGACATCGTTCTGTGTATAGGGGTTAAAATAAAAAAGATGTTCTATAAGTAGAAATGAGTCTTGACGGCTCTACTTATACATTCGTACCCTATACGATTAACGGCATTAATACTGTTGCTTCCCCCACTGATATTGCTAATTGTGTAAAGTATAACGGCAATACTTCTAATACAGACCTTGGAACATTTAATCTTACTACCAGTGGAACACTATCCGCCCAAACGCTTGCTATTCCTGCTAATCCAACTAATGATGAATCCTGGATTACTTACACGGTTAGCACAATGGGTAATCTTAGTACCGCTGGTGGTCTGATTACAACTGACCTTACCAATGGACGTTCCATGTATTTCACAGGCGGTGTCCTTGGTGCTCCCAACTTCCAGTTCGCAACCCTTGGAACAAATGCGAACAAGGTCATCTGTACCGATGCGAATGGCGTTTTTAGCACTACCATTAATGCAGGTCAATTATCCTATATTACAGGGCTTACTTCACAGGCTGGTGGAGTGGGACAGAATAATACCTGGACGGGTTCTAATACTTTTAATACGCTTACCGATGTTGCAGCACTTCGTATTACATCAAGTATTTCAAATGCAGACTATACCTTATCGGTGAATCAATACGACCAGTTGGAATTTACTAACCTTTCCAACGGGTCTATCTTCAAGACGAATGGAGCAGATTTATTTGTTTCAGGGAATGTTAATTGTGGTACACTTGGTGCAACTAATGTGGAGGCAGGCAGTAATATCTATTTGGCGAAAGGGTCTGTTGCTGAATGGCGAACGACGCTTGGACCATCAGATGAGTATGATATCTTGGATAATGCGGGAACGATGCGTCTCCGACTTTCCAAGGCATCAGGCCTTACCGTGTCTACATTGACCGTTAGTCAAGTACCATCAGCAACTCCTACTTATGCATTAGGTGTAAATGGAAGCGGCGGAGTCGTCAGTTTCGCTGTCCCTACTGCTACCAATATTCTACCATTAGCAAATACCTTTACCAACACGAATGATTTTTTATCTACTTTTACTACTGGTGTAGGATATACGACTTCTATTAATGGGGCGTTGAATACCACTCTTAACAATCTTGGCTTCACATCAGCATCTTTTACAACAACAGGTATTACTGGAGCATATACTCCTCCCTTAGGAACGATTACCAATCCGAGTGGTTCTACCTACCAAATCACACAGACTGCATCAGGTCGCTCTATTATGGCTATCAGTGGTTTTACCCCATCAGTTGGTATTACCTATGTATTTGAGTTCAATATTAATTGTACTGTTGGAACAGCGACCATCTCAGTAGAGCAAGACAACATTTTAATAAGCCCCGCCTTGTATCAACTATCTACTGGATTCAACCGTGTGGTTGGGTCATTCACTTGGAATGGAACAGCCAATACCGTTGTTTTTAAGATTTATACAGGTGTTGCCTCGTGGAACGCTCAATGGGATAGTTTCACGCTTAGCACCTATAGCGTGGGACTCAATGCGAATATGAATTGTCAGACTTTGAATAATCGTATCACTCAACGGTACAATGCGTTAGCGTCTGATGTATCTACCCTTGTAAATCGTGCTACAATGGATAGTGCGATTTCTGCTGCAGCAACACCTAATTTACTTCCGCTCAACAACATTTGGACGGGAACGAATACTTACAACAATGGTGTGCAAATCGCAGCAGGAAGTCTTGGGGTTGCGACTGGTAACATCGTGAAACAGTCCGCGACTGCCACGAGTTTTATACAAATCACGGGCGGTTCTGCAACAAACAGCCCTTATATGGAATGGTATTTCGGGGGAAACCGAAAAGGATACATTGGAAATGCTACAGCAACGACATTAGATTTATGGGCTGATGCTGGAGTTGGATTAAATATTGGGACAGGTGGAGTAAATCGTATGACAATCGCATCGGGCGGTGATATTACCACATCAGCGGGGAAGTTCATTATGAATAGTTGTATCGCAGGTATAAATGGTGGGAATCCCGCAGCGATTCCATCAGGTTTTATGGCGACGGGTTCATTAACGATTGGAGATGTTAATAAAAATTATGGCGGTGGGAGTGGTTGGACCAGCAACACAGCGGGGCTATTATTGGAATGTTTAGCCGCAACAGAAATCGCCGTCCATGATTCTGCGGATAGAGTCGCCTCTCTAATGTATTATAACGGGAACAATATTTATTTAGGACGAGATATGGGTTGGGGGACTGCAAATACCATTATTAGAGGTTGCACTATGGAAGAGGGACTTACACTAACAGGCGGTAATCTTACCCTTACTGGTGGTGCGGGACGTATCGCTACTACCAATCAGCCCTTCTGTATCGTGGGAGGTGTCGCGGGTGCTTCTGTTGGATATGGTGTGGGGGCGATTTGGGGTGGTGCTGGTAGGCTGTTTGCGTATACCTCGGCGGGTATGTCTAATGTCTTCTTAAACGGCTGGGATTCTTCAAGTGGTGTCTTTTTCCCACCCGTTGGTGGAAAGTGGCGTGTGGCGTGGTCGTTTTATTGGAACAATTTTGCTGGTGGTTCTCGTGGAACGATTACTGTTGTTAACAGTAGTAGTGCAATCACAGAAGTTCGCTATGTCGCTTTAAACGGAGGTGGTATTGGTAGTGATACGACGCAAGCATATAGCGGGCTTTTCTATATGAACGCAGGTGATAGAATGTATGCCTCTTTCCAATCAGGTTCAGGAACGCTTTACTTTGGAGGTATTACGCATACGCATTGTTCTTTTTATTATGAGCCATGAGTAGATGGAAGCAATCAAAGAAGAGCCAATCATTCCAGCCGAACCACCAAAACCAGTAGAACAAGCATCTACTTTTTATCAGTATGTCCCGACAGAACCTGTTGTTTTATCGCCTTATGTGGAGGTAGTGGATGCGAAGCAGAAGAAGATTGACGCTCAACAGAAGGATATTGACGAATTAAAAGAAGTCATCCGGCAACTCATTATCCGTGTAGATAAAAAAGTCTAAAACGTTTTCTATTTTATAGGTAGATATGGCATTTAACTTCAACTTTTTCAAGGGTGCTACCATGAGCCAGGCCCAAAACGCACTGCATTACTGGATGAATGCCCTTATCCCAGCAGAGGAAGCAGAAAAACTCAAGCAAGAGAAGGAACAAGAAATCGCTCAGAATGCTGTCATTGAAGGGGTGGAAGACTCCAAAGAAGAAGAGCGAGATAACACTCCTACCCCAGCCTTACTATGTCAGCCCCAAACTAATCAGCACCTATATGACTAATAAGGATATCGTATGGTACTCGTCTAATTACGGTATTATGTTTTATTACATTAATTATTATTTCTTATAAGTAGAAGATGGCGACCATCGCTACTTATACGTTTTATGTATCGTCAGCACAACGCCTATCAGGAACAAATACGGATATGAATATTCAACTATCACAGATTATTACAAGACAAGCAAGAAATAGTCATTTTATTGCTACCGTTCATGGAACAACCATTCCATTTTCTTTTTATCAGTTATCTTCTGATATTAAGACACTCAATGTTCGTATAGAGCAAGGAACTGATGTTTTTAATGGGTCAATCAATATGACTGTTGGTAATTATTCCACCATTACAGTACTTACAGAACTTAGTACAAGATTAACTGCTCTTTGTACTGGTAGTATTTCTCCTTGTGTGTCCTTTACTCCTACTTTTAACTTTGTTTATAACACCACTACAAGTAAAAGTTCTCTTGCTCTTCTTAGCGTTGTTCCTAATACACATCCTGCAAATGTTTCAAAGATTACTCTCTTCTTCAGTTCTAATCTTTCCCTTGGACTCTTCTTTGGTTTTACTTCCGATGCTGTTATGATAAATGGTTCTACTGCAGCGACTGGCTCACAACCCGCTGTAGCAAATCCAGTTAGTTATTTACTACTTCGTTCGCCTTCCTTACGTCAATATAAAAACCGTGAATGGGTAGTGGAAAAGGATGTTTTTTCTGATATTCTATATCATATACCGGTTCAAACCAACGTTAATACCTACATCAATTGGTACGGTGATTCGCATCCTGTGGTTTTGGTTAATGACACGCTTTCTACGTTAAACTTTTACTTAACAACTAATTTGTCCTATAATCCTATTGACCTTCAAAATCTATCATGGTCTTTCCGTATGACGATTCAGGAAGTCCTACAGCCTAATTATGATTCCCTTTACTCTACGGCGTTTGTGAATCAAAACTTTGCTAATGCTCCGCAGGAAACGGATGCTACTGTAGAAGAGAAAGCACAGTTAGAGGCTGAAAAAGCAGATGTTCTGAAACGTATTGAACGTTATAAGGAGAAACTGAAGGTCAGGAAGATGCTTACTAAGATGGAAGATGTCAATCCCGAAGGAAATACTGAGCCTCAATAGAATGTTCTACTATAATGGGAAGGGACAAGCCGTCCAAATCTTTAACAAGCGACGTGCAAACTTCAGCGATGGTGGCTACGTAAAGTACCATCCGAATAATCAGTTCGCTCATGAAGATTCCATTGCTTCGTGGTTAGAGCCAGGGTCTCTCGTGATTCCTACTAAGGTCATGGAGTCCGGCGTGATGGATTCCTATAAGGGCAAACTTACGGATAGGACCATTTACGATACGTCCAAGTTGGCGAACGTTATCGTGCAACCAGGCGAAATGATAGTTGCGAAGAAGTATGCCCGTGCTGTGGAGAAGTATTTAAAGAAGCACGGTATTACCCTGCCTTTGAAAGAATAAAATCTATAGTGTATTAGTTATGGTCTTAGTCCAGTTCATTATTACCGCTGCAAACAACGATACTTATTTCACTCTCCCTATCTCGGGTAAGTGCTGTATCCGTGTGCTACACGCTTCATATCATAATACGGGTGGTGCATCAACCTCCTATATCGTTCAGTTGCGTTCCGACCTTCTTCTCTTTCCCTACAGTCCGGCACGATATCTTACCATTATGACACAACCCACTGGAAATACCACGTTTGACGCATCCCATAATGAATATAACCTCCAAAACGTTGTCCTTCAAGGTCAGATTCGTTTGGCGGTGGTTGATTATGCTACGGGAGCAGCACCAGCAAACTTCCAGCACTATCTTTTGACACTTCAGATTGAGTCTATCAACGAAAACTTTAATCCGCACGACCAGTAGAAAGAATGTTAAGACGCACTCATCCAAACCACTTCACTACGGTCCATACGGATTACACTAAAGAGCAAACTCCATGGATTACCTCAGAGCCTCTTGTGGAGGAAGCCCATTCCGCCCCTCGCTCTCAGACCGAGCCGATTAAAAAAGTTTTGCCCCTTCCGATGAAACAAAGTCGCTACCAAAAGCGAAGATAAAAAGACGTGAGTTCCACTCTGTTTTTTTTTCTTTTTAGTAATCAGATACAAGAATGTCCCTTCACACCGTTGGTTCAGATGCTAAGTATATCCTTCCCGCCTCGTACGATTCCGTCCCCCAGGCGTTCATGTCTAACAAGTCAGCCAAGCCGATTCCTTGCTCGCTTCAGACTGTGAATATCCCTGCCCTGACTTCTAATGCGAATGCGTCCGGTACATCTATTATTCAACTTCCTTGTGGTTCGTCGGCTGGTATTATGTTGAATCCTTACATTCGCTTTGATGTTCTTCTTGCTGGTGGCGGTGTTGATACTGCTTATAAGTGGAAGGGTGTTTCGGCATCGGCTTCTTCACTTATTAATCGTCTTTCTACCTATATCAATAGCGTTCAGGTTGATAATATTCAGAATGCCGACCAGGTGTATGATGCTCTCTTCGCACATAGTACTTCGGCGGACTGGTTGGCACATGACGCACAAGTGCTAATGGGTTCAACTCTTAGAGTTCCAGCAGCCGGTGGTGCAGCCCCAGCACTCACTACCATTGTTCTTCCTCTCATTGGTGCTTTGGGTACTCAGCAGGGCATTCCACTATTTGCTCTGAATGGTACTCTCCAGGTTCAGTTGGATTATAACTCGGTTGCTCGTGCGGTATATCAGATTGACGCTAATGCTGCTATTACTGGCTTTACCATCTCCAACGTCCAACTCGTCTATGACAAGGTTTCGGTAGAACAGGGCTTTGTGGATAAGGTGAAGTCGGATATGGCTCAGGGTCGTAAATACGTTCTTGGCTACACCAACTTCCAAAGCACTACGGTTTCATCTGCTGCAGGCACTGCTTTCTTTAACTACGGTTTGAATGTGTCCTCACTTCGTGCTTTGGTCGGTCAGCAGATGCTAAGTGCGGACCTTACTACGATTGGTAATGCTGGTCTATCACTTGTTAATGGTCTATCTCAGTTCCAGGTCTCATTGGACGGTCGCCTCATTAACTCTAATACCCTCAACGCTGTTGCCAGTCCAGCCCTTGTGTTTGCTGAACTCAACAAGTGCTTCAGCCGTCTCTTTGATGCTTCCATTACGGATATTACTACTGGTGCTGGTGGTACGTCGCCTTATGCTACTAATTCCTTTGCAGTTGGTGTTTCCTGTCAGCGTTGCAATGAAGCATTGGCCTTTTCCGGCTCACCCGTGTCAGTCGTCGGTCTCAACTTTACCACAACACTTGCCACTTTCACAATGTTCTTGACCTTTATCTCAGATTACCAAATGCTAATTGATGCATCGGGTGCAATTGAGTTGGTCCGCTAAAAATTGAAATCTACTTAGTAGAATGCCTTATCGTATCCGTCATCGCCCCCTTCACCCCGAACAAGCCAAAGTGTATAGCATAAGTGGAACACCCTTATCCAAGAAATGGCTTCCTGAAGCAACCGCTAAAAAGCAAAAGATTGCTGCAAACATTGCCTATGCGAAAAAAAAGGGACAAATGGGTAATTAAATCCGATAAGAATAGAGATGTATTTCATCCAGCCCTATTCCTATCAGCAAGCAAAACGACTCGGTGTATTGATTAAACCCAGTACAATTCCGGGCAAGAAGATAGATGTGTATAAGGACGATGAAAAGGTTGCGTCCATTGGTGCGACAGGCTATGCAGATTATCCGCACTACCTTAAAAAAGACAAGGTATTGGCTAACAAGCGTCGCAGATTATATCATCTACGGCACAAGGGAGAAGCCGATAAAGTAGGTAGCCCAGGCTACTACGCTTTGAAGATTCTATGGTAGAGCGTTCAATCGCTCTTCCGCCTTTTCATAGAACGCATCGTTCATTTCAATACCAATCGCATTACGGCCTAATGAATAGGCTGTAAATACTGAATTACCTGAGCCAAATGTGGGGTCAAGAACTGTTCCTCCTGCGGGACAGTAGCGTTCAATAAGCCATTGATAAAGGTCGTTTGGTTTTTCTGTTGGGTGTCCTTGTTTAAATGTTCCCACTTTCTTCATATTGATAACAGATAATACACACGCTTTTCCATCAT